ATCTAGGTCACACCCAGGCGGGAGGGTAGCACCCCCTGGGGTCAGAGTCAAGGCCTTGAGCAGAAATTAATTATTGACAGGATTCACATGAATCTTGATCTTCGATCGAACATGCGTCCCCGAGGTCGAAGTCATCACACGTGCACTCGATACCACATGCGTAGTCATACGACTGACACTCACAGTCACCATGTACACAGCAGTGTTCATCACCCATGCCCACACCTACCATACGTACAGTACGCGCACATGACCTGATCCTTGACCTTGGTAGTACACCCACACGTACACGCACAGGTAGCACTCATCCCTTGGCCTTAGGCTTGGGCCCAGGCTTCTTACCACGGCCTGCCTTTCGCATGTCCTTGGACGTGCCTGTGCTGGGCGTGTTCTTGCTTGGAGCCTTGCCCCTGCCATCTGCCATGGTCACACTCCGTCTAATAGTAACAAATAGTAAGACCCCGAACCTGCTCCTGACAAGGCCAGGACTTAGCTCGGGAAACCAGGGACTCGGTCTCATCGCCGAACCGCGACAGGATGGGGGTGTGAACCCCGATGAGACCGAGCCCAGTCCTTGATCGAGTACTAGCACTTGGCCATGAACCCGAGTACGACTAGACCAAGGAAGCGATGAGGACCAAGGGGAGCCAGGACCGAACACACGGAGAGGAGGACGTATGTACAAGATCAAGGCTCAACCCTTGGTCGAAGCTAGGTTCCTGAAAGGTCGCACGCCGAAGGCGTAAGACCGTAACAAGTTCAAGACCGAAGTCTAACGCCTACCCGCGCTGCGTCTCAATCTGGATCCCCGGAACCAACGTTCGCGCTTGGTTCGCTGTATTTCAGGTCCAGCCTATGTACAGGATCAAGTTCTTGATCAAGTCCAAGCACTAGACCACGTCCTCAGCTCCTTTGCTCCGCAGGAGCTGAACGAGGCCGTGTTCTAAGCCTTAGTCTTATCTAAGTTCTTATCCCTATATATACTAGGTGGAGATGCGAACATTTTCGTGTTTTCGCAGGCCCAGGGGCCTTCAGGACGAGGCATCCTTGATCTTGGCCGAGGCCCGTTTCCAGGCCATCCGGGCCCCATCACGGGTCGAGTCAATGGCCTGAGCTAGTCGCTCTGTGTAGGGGGTGTTGTACTCATTGTCTACGATCGGGTTTCCTTCCATAACCCAGGCCACGACTGCGAGTTCCTTCTTGGTAAGGCTAGCCTTACGCCCGATTCGTGCCAAGTCTTGATCAAAGTCGACCGGGAGTGTGTCGTACCACTCATCAGTTCGATCGACCGTGTCCCACCCCGTGTACCCCTCCCCGTCATCAGTCTCGTACTCTAGATCGAGTGAGGCCGCGCGTAGGACTTGCCGAAAGATGTTGCCCTGGGAGTCCGGGTGGGTCAGAGTCTCGCCGGTACGCTCAGGTTCGACCGTGTACTCATCGTACTCAACTGTGTACCCTGCGAGGCTGTACCAGCCGTGAATCCCGGCCTCTTTCATGATCGAATCACGGTGGACCTTGTTGATCGGGATGATGCTCATGCGCGTCCTCTCGGGTCATGGTGCTTGTCTTGATCATAGCATGGGGGTCAAGGGTTGACACACCGCGTACGATGAGGACATGACAGAGATCCAGTTACTGACCGAGGCCGAGGCCCGGTCCCTCACGGCAGAGCTCCGTACAGCTGCCACCACGTTCTTCACCCTGCTCGAACAGGCCTTCCAGCGAGGCGCACACACGGCCCTGGGCTACCGCACGTTCAGGGCTTACCTGAACGGAGAGTTCCCGGGCTTCGTCCCGCCCAAGCTCGACCGAGCCTCACGCAACGCCGTGATCAAGGGCCTGCTCGACGCCGGGATGAGTACCCGGGACGCGGGCCAGGCCACGGCCTCATCTGCCGGAACCGTGAATGAGGCAAGTGCTCGTTTTCGAGCACCCAAGACACAGAGTGAGCCCCCGGTTACGCCCGAGAGTGAGGCCGAGGAGCGCGGAGCGGTCCCGGCGGAAGAAACCCGCGTTACACCCATGGCCCAGCGTCTGGCCGAACGCCTTCAGACCGAGGCCGCTGAGCACTGTCTCAGCCTCGAACAGGACACGGCAGACGCGGTCTGGCGTGTGGTTGACAACCTGGCCAAACTCGCATACGATTCCGCTGTACCTCGGGCCGAAGCATTTCAGGCCCTGGACGCGTTCACTCTCATCCTCCGTCATATCAAATAAGGGGTTCATCGAATGACTTCGTTCAAGGAAAACGGGCAGTGGAACGAGCAGGCTCGAACCCGCTTCCTGCGAGAAGCTCTCCGGCTCACGATCAAAGACCAGGCCCGTCTCTACGGCCTGAGCGAGGCCACGGTCACTACCTACCGCGCCCAGTTCCGGCGCAAGGCCGGAGTCCCGTCTCTGGCCCCTAAGTCCAATTTCAGCCACCGGGGGAACGAGCCCGAGACTGTATACCGAGTCCGAGTCTCCCCGGAGCCTGAGCCCCCGGCAGGCCTCGCCATTCGGGACCTTGTGCAGCGCCTGACGCGGGCGGAGACGGAGCGGGACGTGGCCAAGACCCGGGCCGAGGCCGCAGAGCGGAAGCTTGCCACGATCCGGGCTGCAGTCGAGCGTGAGGTCTGATGGACCCCTGGCTTGACAGACTCAAATTAAGCCCGTACAGTTCATCTTAGACCAGCAAGACACACCACAACGAGGGAGAAGCCATGAATCAGTTCAACGAAGACGACATCGTCCACATCGGCAAGGGTAAGGTCGAGTACCGAGTTGGGCTTGCCACCGATGCTGTGAACGGGTTCCCCTACATCGTGTCGGGCAACACGGGCAAGGGCAAGTTCGAGGACCCCGCGAAGTTGGTCCTGATCAATGCCGGGGCCGTGACCCTGGCCGAAGAGACCGAGAAGGAGGCCGACGCACAGGCTCAGGCTGCACGTGAGGCCCTGGAAGCCGCGAAGCGGGCGCACCAGACCTCCTCGTACGGACGCTCGATCCTGGCCGCTCTCCAACTCAAGGCTCACGTCTTCGCCGGGGCCGTGTTCCCGACCAAGCGCCGGGCCAAGAACCGGGTCGCCAAGGCTTCGCGCAAGGCCAATCGATGACCCGTGTTTCCGTGGTCGTCCCCTTCGGTGCCGACGTGAACACGATCGAAGGCCAGCATCGGGCCCGGCTCTGGAACTTCATCCGGCCCCTGTGGCAAGACCTGATCCAGCGAGGCGTGGTACACGAACTCATCGTCGAGGACGATCCTCTGCGAGGCTCAGGCGCGGCCTGGTCTACGGCCCGGGCCTTGCGCCAGGCGGTGCCGAAGGCAACCGGCGAGATCGTAACCCACTTCGGGGCGGACCATCTCCCCGACGAAGACGTGCTTTTAGCCGTGAAATCAATTCTAAGCCCCGAAGGGGCGTCTTGGGTGTCCTTATACCAGGACGTGGCCTACGCCAGCGAGAGGACGACTGGTCTACTCTTAAACGGGGTCCTGGGCACGGCCGACCTAGTCTACGATTCCTGGGCAGGGTGCTGTGTCGGGATGTGGGCTTGGAAGGCTGAAGTCTGGGCCGAGACCGGTGGCGTAGACCCCCGATTCGTGGGCTGGGGCTTCGGTGACACGGCCTGGAACAGGGTCTTGGAAGCTACGTACGGTCCCAGCCCGACTCCTCCGGGTAAGGTCTTGCGTGAGCTCTGGCATCCGGCTACGTACCGGGGCACGAGTGGCGCGAATCCGAACCATGATCTATACTACTCGGAGTATGACCCGATCACGGGGAACAAGGACGCGCTTCTGCGCATGAAAGAGAAATGGGGCGGATAGTGACCAAGCTGAAAGACCGGTGCAAGAACGGGCACGAGTACACGCCCGAGAACACGGCCTACTGGGGCATGGACAAGGCCAGGCGGTGCCGGAAGTGTAAAAAGGCCCGGGACAAGGCCCGGCGTCCGCCCAAGGTCCGGGTTCCTCGCACCCTGGCTGTTCGTAAGACCGGGATCAAGGTTCCGCACACCCACACCCCCGCCTGTGAGTGGACCACGCTCCAATCCGGTACTCGTATGTGTGTCACGGCCCGTCGCTGGCGTGACGCCGTGGCCCGGGGCAAGGTAAGCGTGGACCAGATTGTAGATGGCCTTGAGGCCCAGTACGGCCCGGTTCCACCCCCGGCCCCGATCCATTCCTGGCATGACTGGGTAGTGGTTCATCGCGTCTTGTCCGGCCAGAAGCCGGGCCGGGGCGTGACCAAGGCTGAGCAAGCCGAGATCGATCTTAAGCTCAAGGAACGGGAGTCCGATGACGGAGCCAACGCGGCTTGAGATCGTGAAGGACCAGCCAAGATCCTGGTCGCAACTGTCCGAGTACAATGACTGTGGCTGGGCCTATAAGCTTCATCGCATCGATCAGGTCTGGTCTAAGCCTGCGTTTTGGTTTCCTTCCGGCACTGCTGTACACGAGGCTGCGGAGCTCTGGGAGCGCGGAGCGCGGACAGACAGCGTGGACACGACCAAGAACTGGTTCCGAGAAGCCTACGTACGGGAGTGTAACGAGTACCTGGACAAGACCCCGGACCCGAACGATTTCGAGTCCTCAGGCCCGTACAAGGGGGCGGACGACGCTACGCGTCGTTTCCGCGTAGGCCAGGAACACGTTGAGAGGTATGTCGAGTACTATCGCGCGAACCCAGACCAGGTGATCTGGATTACACCTGAGGGTGAGCCTGCGATCGAGCTGAACTTCGAGGTGGACCTGGACGGAGTCGTGATCCGGGGCATGGTCGACGCCATTATCAGCCACCCCAAGCACGGACTCGTGATCCGAGACACGAAGACCGGGGCCAAGGAAGGTACGGGCGAGCAACTGGCCGTGTATCGGGCTGCGACCCTGGTCAAGACCGGGGTCGAGGTGAACTCCGGGGATTACTTTATGACCAAAACAGGAAAGCCGAAGCCCTTCTACAAGCCTCATGACCTGACCACAGTCTCATTGGACCAGGTCACGGCTCGGTTCCATGCCATGGACGAAGGGGTTAAAAAAGAAGAGTTCATTCCTAACCCGGGGCTACAGTGTGGTCGGTGTGGCGTTCGGAACTCGTGTGAATTCGCGGTTGACACAGGCTCTAGTTTCGGCTAGAGTCAAACCCAGTACCAGCAACTAGGAGGACCTGTGAACAAGGAACTGGAAGACGCCTGGGTTGAGGCCCTGCGCTCGGGCGAGTACGAGCAAGGCACGGGCTGTCTCAAGAGTACCGAGGGCCAGTACTGCTGCCTCGGGGTTCTGGGTGAAGTCCTGGCCAAGACGGGGGAAGCTCGGTTCATCTCCCGGGACATCTGTTCCCTGCTTGAGGGTCCGGTAGAGAACGGGGCCGTAGCGGGAGCCCGATCCGCGATCAAGCTCCCGGCCGAACTTCGGGACAAGATCGGGCTCACGATATACGCTCAGGAAGAGCTCATCCGCATGAACGACAACGAGCACAAGAACTTCGTCGAGATCGCGAACTGGATCGAGGCTTACGTCTGATGGACATGGACAAGGAACTGAAGCAGGAGTGGATCAAGCGCCTAGAGTCAGGTGTGTACGAGCAGGCTCAGGAGACCCTCCGGGCGTACGACCTGGACGAAGAAGGCAATGAGACGGGTGTGGCCTCGTACTGCTGCTTGGGCGTGCTCTGCGACGTGCTCAAGGACCAGGGGCTGGGGGACTGGGACCGCAGCCGATTCGGCATCGATCCCGGCGTGTTCCGCGTAGAGGACGAGGACCTCTCGTACGACTACGTCCTAGACGGGGAGTTGAACTACTCGGTTCGGAACTACATCGGCATGAGCGCAGAGCAGGAGCAGACACTTATCACGATGAACGACACGGAAAGTCTGGGCTTCGACGAGATCGCGGAATTCATCCGGACCGAGCTGTAGACACGGGCCCCGAGACCTGATACGCTTCTCGTACAACCCCCGAGAGAGGATCAAGAAAATGCCCGTGAACACAGCCAAGCTCCTCGCCGAACTCCGGCACCTGACCATCCACCCCGAGAAGTGGGATCAAGGCCTGTGGGTCAAGGTGGTCCAAAAAGAGCGCCCGTCCCGCGCATCCGCCTGCGGCTCCTTCGGGTGCCTGGCCGGGAACACGGTCTTGCACGAAGGCTTCGAGCTCGACTGGTACGGGGAAGTGAGCCGGGTCTACGAGCGGGACGCCGAGGGTGCGATTGTGTACGAAAAGGGCCAGGCAGTCTCGGTCCTAGACGAGGACGGGGTCCCGAAGGTCTATACGGAGTGGCTTGCGGACGTCGTCATCGTAAGCATCGAAAAGACCGAGCCGATCGAGGACGTGGCGGCCAAGGAACTGGGCCTGAACTCATACCAGGCCGATCTCCTGTTCAGCGGGGACCGGACCGAGGCCGAGTTGTGGGAACTGGCCCAGAATATCACCCTGGGCGAGATCGACGACTGGGACTACCAGGAAGCCAGGGAAGATCGAGACGAACTGGCTCGGGAAAATGCTCAGGCCGAAAGCTCCTGAAGATCTGAACGACGGGGACGTGCTCTACCACGGTTACGGGTGGGGCACGTTCCTGCGTCTGGTAGACAGGGGCCAGGACTACGTAATACACTACCGGTCACGTGATGACAAGGCTAAGCGCCGGTCCGTTCGTTGGGAACGAAACCGAAACGTCTGGATTCTAGAGAGGAACGAAGATGGACACGAAAATCAAGGCTGAGTGGGTCGCGGCCCTCCGGTCCGGCGAGTACCGGAAGGGTGTGGGACGATTGGCCCGGATCGATCTCGACGACGGGGTGACCTCGTACTGCTGCCTCGGGGTCTTGTGCGAGATCTCGCCCGCGGTGGAGCAGGTCATGCCCGAATTCAGCGACGGTACCCGACCCCGTTACCAGTCCCTAGTAGACCCAGAGGACTCGGACTCGGCTCTGCTCCCATCTGCGGTGCTGGCCTGGTCCGGACTCGAATCCTGGACCGGGGGGATTCTGGGCTTGGAAAAGAATAACCCGGAGTTCTTCATCGGCTCGGTTCCGGACGAGAACGGGAACCCAAGTGAGGAAAGTCTGGGGTATTTCAGCCTCGCCGGGCTGAACGATGACGGGTTCACGTTCGACCAGATCGCGGACGTGATCGAGTACTTCCTCTGAGTAGGAGATTCGTGAATAACGAAACAGTCAAGGCCCTGATGCAAGCCGGGTACTTTTTGTACCCGGTGAGTGTCGTGATCGACGACAAGGGTAAGAAACGGCCCCAAGTCCCAGGCTCGTGGAAGGATTCAACCCGGGACCCGGACGAATTCCCGACCGGCTACACGGGCGTGATCGTCGACTGTGAGAAATCCGGGGTCGTGGTCATCGATTTAGACATGGCGGGAGGCAAGGACGCGATCGCGAACCTGGCCGAGGCCGGGATCCAGCTTCCCAAGAGCCCGATGAATTCCTGCACTTGGAGCGGCGGCTACCACGGCTTCTTCAGGCAGCCCTGGGGTAAGCCCTTGGATTCATCGCAAGGGGTCCCGGTCAAGGACGTAGACATCCGGGGCTTGGGTGGGATCATTTTTGGACCCGGGACCGCGGTCCATGACGAAGCCACGGGAGAGGTTCTGGGCACGTACGTGGCCAATAACATCGTCCGGGTCCAGGACTTACCCGTATTACCGGCCGAGTTCCACGCTGCGGTCCTGGCCGCATCCGCCCCGAAGGATTACACCAACTCAAGGCTTGAGCCCTTCACAGGCGAACTCTCGACCTGGCAGTGGACACAGCTTCAGACCTGGTACCACGAGGACCTGGACACGATTGCAGAAGCTGGACCAGGAGATCGCCATCGGGCGCTCCTTCAGAACGCGGGCAAGGTTTTGGATCGAGGCCTGAAGTTAGGGTTCGAGCAAGACGAGATCGTGGAGGACATCGAACGAGCCTATGAGACCTCGGGCGGAACCGAGTGGGCGGACAAGTCCCAGATCATCGAATGGTCTATTGCCAGGCTTCAGGAGAAGCCCATGGGCGTGCCCGTGGAGCCGACAAACCCGGAGGGGATGGAGTACGAGGCCAAGGTTCGGGAAGAGCTCCGGAAGATGGAGATCCGGGCCGAGGCTCAGCGCCGGTTCAAGGTCGGGTTCGAGCCCGTGGACACGGGCAGGGTGCTGGATTTTAACGAACCGGAAGGCAGTCTCTACGGCGAGTCCTGGGTCAAGCGAGTCCTACCCAAGGGCGAGACCGTGATCCTGTTCGGAGAGCGATACCACGGCAAGTCTGTGTTCGGGCTAGATCTGGGCCTGAGCGTGGCCTCCGGCCACGACTGGCACGGGCATGAAGTCCAGGCCGGGAACGTGCTTTATCTCGCAGGAGAAGGTACGATCGGACTTCCGGCCAGGCGTCGAGCTTGGGTCGAGCACACGGGTGTGGACAATCCCTCGAGGTTTTGGATGCGTGACCGGGTTGTCCAGCTCGGGAACGGGTCTTCGGTCAAGGCCTTTCAGGAGTTGATCCTCGAACACGAGATCGATCTGGTCATCGTGGACACGCTCAAACGTGCGGCCCGGGGCCTGGACATTGCTGACCCTGGCGTGGCCCAGGACATGGTCGAGGTCCTGGACGATCTGAGGCGTGTTCGGCATGGGTGTACGGCCTTGGTCTTGCATCATCCGACGAAGTCAAACCCGACTGAGCCCGCCGGGGGCGGGACTCTTCAGGACGCAGTCTCGGTCATTCATCACCTGGTCAAGGACGCGTTCGGGTCTATGACCCTGACGACTACCAAGATGAAGGACGGGCCCGATGGTGTGGTCGGAGACTTCCACTTGGTCGAAGTCGGGTCTAGTGTGACCTTGACACAGGCTGGGGCTCGTGATAAGGTTCGAGAAACCCACGAAGGGCAGGAGTTCTAAGATGATCGAGAAGCCGGTACCCGCGCTGGACACGTACGATTTCTGGCGGGACGTGAACAAGGTCCAGGAAGATCTGACAAATCTTGGGCGAGTCTTCGTCCATGACAACGACGATTTCACGTACGTGGTGACGGAAGTCGACCGGGACTCGGACGGGGATATGATCGTGGAAGTGAGGCGAGTCCTGTGACGGTAGAAGATCTGATTACGCGGTTGGAACAGTACCCATCCCAGTCCGAGGTCTGGGTCCATACCGCGTGGGACGTGTTCCCGTTGGGTGCGGTAGACCGCGATGGGGACGGGGACGTAGGGGTGGCTGCGGAAAGGAACCACATCCAATGAAAAAGTTCAAGGATGGGGCTGTGGTTCTGGCCATAATCCTCGGATTCGCGTGGTGCCTGTTCCTGGCGATCAGCGCATCGGTCTTGGTTTGGAAGGAACTTTTCGGATGAGTGAGACTGAACCTGTCTTCGAAACTTGGGCACCCGTGCTTGGGTTCGAAGACGCCTATGAGGTGTCTGATATCGGCAGAGTTCGAAGCCGGGATAGGGTGGACACAGCAGGCAGAAAGTTACGGGGTTGCCTACTCCGAGCATGCATAGATAGCACAGGATATCGATCAGTGGGACTGTATCGGGGCGGGATAGGTGCCACTAAACGCGTGCATGTTCTAGTTGCCGAGGCTTTTCACGGCGGGTTTATACCCGGATTACATTCTTGCCATAACGACGGGGACAAGTTAAACAACTTGTCCACAAACATACGGTGGGACACCGTTAGCGAAAATGGCAAGGACCGGGTTCGTCATGGCACACATGAGCAAAGCAACAAAACCCACTGTCCCCGAGGACACGAACTGATTCCGGAGAATATTCGGGAATCTGACAGAATCAAGGGATACCGAGGGTGCCTATCCTGTAGCCGAGGTCGATCCGAAGTCCAACGAGGGGTTAGCGCAAACCTACAATCAGCTTCGGACAAGCATTATGCGAGAATTCGTGGCTAGGCGTAAACGCCCCCTAGTCACTTACCGGGGTATTTGTAAAGACTGTGGTCCCGGCTCTAGCCCTCGTATGGTGGCTAGGCCGGGGCCCCGGTGCCAGACTCACCGGATCGCACGTAGGAACAAGCTCAGGTCTTCGGCTCATGACGCGTACGTGCTCGCGACGTACAACATCACCGGAGAAGAGTATTGGGCAATTCACGAAGCACAAGGTGGCAAGTGCTACGTCTGCCAGAGAGCCACGGGAGCGACCAAGCGTCTGTCCGTGGATCATGACCACGCCTGTTGTCCCGGCTCGACTTCGTGTGGAAACTGTGTTCGCGGGCTCTTGTGCTCAACCGACAACTCGTGGTATGGTCATATCCGGGACCAAGTTCCGGCGACTCTTCGGGCGACGGAATACCTGACCAATCCCCCGGCCGAGGCCGTGCTAGCAGAGATGAGGAAAAATGCCGAAGAAATATGATGATGTCGGACTCCGGAAGTGGTCCGTGAGCCAGGCCGTAGAGATTTGCCGGTTCAGTGACGGGGACGTGATTGAGGTATCGACCCGGATCCATGCATTCCTGATGAAAGACGCGGTCCTCGAAGACCTCGGGGGACCGGTCAAACCCGAGGTCATTCCTCCGATTCAGCCTGAGCAGCCGCTGTACGATGAGCCGGGCTACACGTACTGGAAGAGTGTTAATGGCCCGGTCATTCTCCGGACCAAGGACGGGGAAGGCCCCGGGACCCCGGCTGAATATTGGTCTTCGAACGACATGGACTGGGTGGATACGATCTGGGCCACGTGGGAAATCTTGCACGGACGCAAGGATTGGGATAGGCAATGAACTACACGACCGAGATCGTAGCCCGAGTCACGAACCGGCACGGGGAAGTGTCGGAGGTTCTCATCGGTACGGTTGTGTCCGATGCTGTGAGCGAAGATACATGGTACGAGCATGCGTACCAGACCGAGGAACTACTTCACGAAGCGGCTCGTACTATGAGGGTGGCCCGCTACGCGGACATGCTCCTGACCGATCCTCAGCCGGAGGGGAGCCATGACTGAGCATGAAGAGACCGAGATCCCGAACAAGGCTCTCAGGGACAAGCTCAGGGCCTACGCGCTTGAATACGAGATCAAGTTAGTGTCCGATGGCGAGAACATGGTCTCGGTCCAGCGAGGCGAGATCGGGGCCAAGGCTTTCGTCGCACTTCAGCGGGTCTTGGACGTGCTTGGGCAGAAGAACATTGTCACGGCTTCGTTCCTCCGGGAATCTATCCTGTTCGAGATCGAAAGGACGCTCTGATGGGTGACAATCCACCCGAAGGCAAAACCTGGGTTACGGTCGAGATGGACCGTGTTGCCTACGATGAAACGCGGGACGTAGACATCTGGGAGCTTGACCACGTCAGGCTTTCTCATGGTGCTCTGCCGGAAGCCAATCGGGACAAGGCTGTGCGCCTTCTTCAGGATGCGGCCTCATACTGGGAGAGGGCCGCGTACCAGTTCAGCCCGGCCGGTAACCCCGGCGAGTCCTGGCGTGAGGCCAGGCACGCGGCTGAGGCCCAGAAACAGGCCACCTTGGCCTTGGTCGACTACCTGAAGGAGGTCCGATGACAACCGAGCCTTTTCCCGTGGACGCGGTGGAGACCGCGATCAGGTACGCAGATCAGGCAGCTAAGTCCGTGGATGCGGCCGTCTCCGGGCCGGGTCCCAATACGCCAGAAACCAAGAAGGCTCTGATCGACTTGGGTAAGGCCGTGTATTTTCTCGGGCGGGTTCTGGCTGAGGGAAGGGGCAAGTGATGGACCTGACCTTCGACCAAGCCCTGAAGTCCAGCCTGCGTCTCGTGACACAGGCCCGAGATTGGCCTACGGGTGAAGACCGGGCTGCGCTTCTTTTGGAGGCTCAGGTGTACGCCACCTTGGCCGTAGCGCTCAAACCGAAAGGCTTCTGAGTGAAGACCCTTCTGATAGACATCGAAACCTTCCCCCTTTCCGGCTACGCCTGGGGGCTCTGGGACCAGAACATCGGCCTTAACCAGATCATCACCCCCCCCGGGGTCCTGTCCTTCGCCGCAGAGTGGTACGAGAAGCCCTACGACCGGGTCTTCTACTCCCGCTGGGGTGACGGCACCAAGACCATGGCCGAGGCCGCCTGGGACCTGATGAACGAAGCGGACGCGGTCATCACGTACAACGGGGACCGTTTTGATATCAAGTGGTTCAACACGCTGTGGATGGAGTCCAAGGTTTCGGACGAGCGCGGATTCCCGCCCCCGCCTGCTTCTATCGATCTGTTCAAGGTCGTGAAGAGCAAGCTCTATCTGCCCTCGAACAAACTCGAATACGTCACCAAGTGGATGGGCATTGCGTCCAAGATCCAGACCGGCGGGTTCGAGCTCTGGAAGGGATGCATGTCCGGGGACGAGAAGTCCTGGGCCAAGATGGAGCGGTACAACCGGAATGATGTTACGATCATGCGCAAGGTGTACGAGGGCCTCCGGCCCCTGATGAATCAGCACCCGAACGTGAACGTGATCAACCAGACCGAGGACCTGTGTCCGGCTTGTACCAGCCCCCGCCGGACCAAGGAAGGTACCCGACCTACCCTGACCCGACGATACCAGCGGTACCGGTGCACGGACTGCAAGCGGTTGTATTCTGACTCCAAGCCGCTGAACATCACCTCGACCCGATAGGAGTCTTGACATGGAAGAGCCAACCCCCACCTGGGCAAAGGCAGTCGCGTTCGTGCTGGTCCTTCTGGGCATCGCCGGGTCCCTGGCCATGACGGGAGTCTTCATCTGGGCCCTGGTCCAGCTCGTGCACTGGGTGGTGACCAAGTGACAGAGTTCAAGGCCGAACTTCTACCTCATCGCGGGAGTGTGGTCTGGCGTGTGACTGAGGATGGAGACCCGGGCCAGTACTGCTGGCAGGGCCAGGAACAGGCTGAGGCCCTGGCCGCAGAGCTGAACTGGCGTGAGACCCTGCCGATCGGGCTCAGGACCTCGAACCTTCTCATCGGTGCACGTTCGGTCCGATCCAAGGCATGGACCACACTCTACGCCTTCAGGGCCCAGCCCCGAGAGTTCACAGGGGAAGAGCAAGCGATCCTGAACTCGCTTGAGACTGTGGTTGATGCCTTGTCCTGGATCCAGAGGACAGGGCCGAAGCCCGAGTACAAGCCCGAGGCAACATGAGAGAGGAACTGGCCAACTTCATGACTATTGAATGTGATTCACTTTGGTGGATCGGGCCAGAGATCCGGTCTGCGGCCGAGGCCACAGCCTCGGACTGGCCTTCGGTTACCACAGCCGATGAGTTGACCGCAGACATGTCCCTGTGGATTCTGGACTTCGAACAGGCCGAGGAAATCGAGCTCTTGCCGGAGGACCGAAGGTCACGAAGGCTCAAGACCTTGGCCAAGGACCTGGTAGCCAAGATCGTGGCCGAACACGAGTATTACTCGGGCAATGTGCTATACTCGGTTCCGCAGGTCCGGAGTTTGCTCGAACGTGGGGCCCTGACTCATCGGAACAAGATCGGGGCTGAGGGCCCGGACCTGGACGAGGGGTCCCGATTCCTGGCCAGTACCCACCCGATGTACGCCCGTACGATCGCCCGGGTCTACCTTGAGACCAAGCCCCTGACTGACCCAGGGGTCTTGGCCCGGGCCATCTCAGCCTTAACCGAAGCGATGAACGCGACGAACCGGAATCGTCCGGAGAACAGGACTCAGAAATGACCGAGCCCGTATACCAGACCGAGGATGAACTCCTCGGCCGAATCGAGGAGGAGACCGAGCTCCTGTCCCTGCTCACACTCTCTATCCTGAACCTCGCTACCGGGAACGCGGACAGTTCCCTGCACGAGATCACGAGCATGGTGTACAACGACGAGCAGACCGAAGTGGTTATGCTCCTGACCCAGGTAGGGTCCGGCGAGAAGAGCCGGATCACGATCGAAGAACTGAAGGAGTCTGAGTGACCAGTCCTTTCACCCCCGAGCCCGATGTCGCGGTATCCGAGAACAAGGCCGAGATCTCCATCACGCTCAAGGCGGGAACTGGCTACGACGCGCCTTGGATTGTGGTCAAGGGCCCGATCGATGACGTGGCTGTTAAGTCCGGCCTTGAGCCCGGGTCCAAGGTCTCGGACTTCATGAAGGTCGTGCCGAAGATGGCCAAGTTCTTCCAGGACAAGGCCGCCGAGGCTAACCCAAAATAGCGGGCCCGAGGCAGGGCCTGACCAGTAAGATGCAACCCGATGGCAAGATCGTAACAACGAAAGAGGCTTAACACATGGCATCAGCGTGGGACAAGGCTCCGGAAGCCCGAGTTCAGCGTAAGGTCATTCTCTCGGATGGCGGGACCTTCATCGGAAAGGTGAAGAAGGTCGAGTTTATCACCATCCCCAAGGGCACGTTCAACAATCAGCCCACGGACCTGACTGAGGTCCCGATGATTACCTTCGATGATCGACAGGGCAACGAGCGGGAGTTCGAGTACGTTGGGACCGTGGCCCGGAATGCGATCCTGAACCTGAAGCCCGAGATCGGTACCTGGGTATTCAATAAGCGGATCGGTCGAGCCACGGGCAAGGGCTACGTGGACGGAACCTACCGTGAGGCTACGCCCGAGGAAGTGGGCGCGCCCCAGCCTGCGCCCAAGTCAGCCGCGCCGAAGGCAGCGGCCAAGGTCGGGACAGAACCTGATTTCTGAGTAGGTCCGGGGACCGGTCTTCGGGCCGGTCCCCTTTACTCGTTTCTGAAAGGAGGTAAAATGGCAGTCAGGTTCTCGGACACGACTTGTATTTTTGATATTGAGGCCCACTCAATCAATGAGCGATATGACATGAGTCCGCGTGAGTACTTCCGTCTGGGGCAATGGGCTTACGGTGAAGGCGTGGTTCACACGACCACGGACTACGATGAGTTCATGACCGTGATCCGGGGCGCAAAGAGGCTGGTCGGACAAAATATCCATGGCTACGACCTGAGCGTTCTCTTCGGTGTGGACTCGATCGAGCCCGTGCACATGGCTCGGGACATGAAGGTCCTGGATACCCTTATCTTCGCTACCCACACGATGCCCGCGCCCCTGTCGGGCTGGTATGAGACTAAAGACGGTGCCATGCGTCGCTGCAAAACCCCGAAAGAGGCCCGATCCTGGTTCAGTCTCGCGAATCTGGCCTTTCAACTTCAGGTCGAGGGCAAACTCTCGGACCTGAAAGAGCTTGACAAGAAGTACTCGCATCGGGACGAGATCGTGGGCTACTTCAAGTCGGGTCCGAGGAAGGGCCAGCCGAAGATCAAGCGAGTTCCGATCGAGGGGCTGTGCTGCGGCTTCGGCAACATCCCGACCGATGACCCGGACTTCATCGCCTACGCGGAACAGGACGTGGTCGCAGTCAGGAACGTGGCTCGGGCTCTACTCGAACGCTCACCCCTGGACGCGTACGCGTGGCGTGAACAGATGAAGGCTGCAATCGATGCCCAGATCACCCGGAACGGGTGGAGGACAGACAAGGCTCTGGCCAAGGCCCGAGTCCGTGAGCAACACGAGACCGCAGCCTGGATCCTGAACGATCTTCACGACCAGTTCGGGTTCCCGATCACGGGGAAGAAGCCCACGGCCTCAGACGCGGGCAAGGCCGCGCTTCTAGCTGCCTTCGAACAGGTCGGGATCAAGGAATCTGACCTTGAGCGAACCGAGGGTGGAGGCCCTAGCTTCGGCGGAGACAGCGTCAAGAAGGCGGCCGGGTACAAGGATGTGGACGGACGCCTGATCGAGCCTGAGGAACGGACTGAGGCCGTAGAATTAGCCGAGGCTGTGGGCATCCTCGCCGGACAGCGGAGCTTGGCCGACCTGACTCTGGCTTCGACTCATTCTGATGGCAAGGTCCATCCCTCGATCCAGCCCCTTCAGGCCTCCGGCCGGAAGAGTACGACCGAGCCGGGGCTGACCGTGTTCGATGATAACCACAAGGACTACTATCTGCCCGATGATGATACCCACGTCATTGTCGGGTTCGACTTCTCGAACGCGGACGCACGCGCGGTTGCGGCCATGTCCGGGGACCGGAACTTTGCCAAGAGGTTCGAGCCGGGCCAGGACGGGCACCTGATCAACGCGATCGCTGGTTGGGGTGAGGCTAAGGTCTTGGCTTCGGCTGAGGTCACGGCCTACTTCCGGCAGCGGGCCAAGGCCCCCGGCCATGGCTGGTCCTACCGCATGGGCGCGAAGAAAGGCGCGGCTCAGACCGGGATTCCGGAACCTGAAATGAAGCTCTTCCTCGGGAACATGAGCGCGTCCTTCCCGGCCGTGGTCAAGTGGCAGGACGCCATGTCGGAGTTTGGTCGGAAGCACGGCTATGTCATGAATGACTGGGGCCGGGTCATGCCCGTGGACCCGAAGAACGCCTACACGCAGCCCCCGGCACTCATGGGCCAGTCCGTGACCAATGAGCTCTTAGGCGATGGCCTGATCAAGCTCCCGGATCGGATCTTGAGAATGATCAAGGTTACGATCCACGATGCCGTGTACTTGTCCATGCCCAAGGCCACCCTTGCGCGGGATATCGAGTTCGTGGTACGTTGCTTCAGCACCAGATGGAAGCCCCGTTCCGGGGGCCAAGAGATCGAGTTTCCGGTCACGCCTGGACCCCCGGGTAAGACCTGGAAAGACGCAGCAGCACACTGAGAGGAAGACATGATTGACTTTGAAGTGGGGACTCGGGTTCGGGCCCGGCGCATCGCGGGCGGGGAACTGATCGTGGGCGTGATCATCGAAGACCGCCACACGATGTCCAATGAGTATTGTGTGCGGGGAGATGACAGTACGGTCGGGTATTACGTGTCCAAATCTTCGGCTGCGCTGATCGTACCAGTAGTGGATCGGAACAGGTTCAAGATCGGGGACAGGGTCCGGGTCACGGACAAGCGCCGGACCTGGAAAAACGGGTGCGCCTTCACGAAGGTACTCGAAGGCGAGATCACGCGAGTACCGGGTGATAATCAAGGCTACTACCGGTTCGGTGGGGATACGGTCAATTGGTGGGAGTCCAGTCTCGAACTGGCCGCATCCACACCCGAGACCCCGTTCGAATCGGATCCGGTCAAGCACCCAAGCCACTACACGGACGTGGTCCCGGGTATCGAGTGCATCGATGTGGTCAAGCACTTCGCGTTTGCCGAAGGCAACGCGATCAAGTACATCTGGCGGGCCGGGGTTAAGGACAAGGCCACGCGCAAGCAGGATCTTCAGAAGGCGATCAAGAACCTGGAATTCGCGATTGCCAAGATCGAGGATGAGGAGTGAAGTACGCGGGATGGGTCTTCCTGGCCCTGTACATGGCCTACCGGCGCATGGTCAAGGCGTGTGACTGCGAGGGGCTCAGAAGGCGTCTCGTCATCGCGCACAGGGAGACCAGGGACTGGCAGGCAGAGGCCAGGATCTATGAGGGGCTCGTACGAAAGACCTACCCCACCGTGGACTAGCGCCGGTAAGAATCCGATCGGGCCCGGGGGTTGACTCCGGGCCCCTGGCTTGATAAGGTCTTCCTATGAACAAGACCTGGGAAGACAAAGAAGCGATCGCAGACCTTCGGGACGCGGTTCAGCTGGACATCCACTCACTTCGTCGGGACTCGGGCCCGAAGGCCGAAGACCGGGACGAAATCATTCGCTCTCTCCAGGCCCGGGGTTACAAGGTTGACCGTGCCCTGGTCTCCTCGTTCGATCACCCGATGGACGTTACCGAAATCAAGCGTTGACACCCTACCCGGATCGGGGTACAGTAATCCTATGAGCGAAAACGAGTTCACCGCCAAGGAATTCAACTACTTCACGGCCCGAGCCGACGAGCTCCTGGATCCGCATCACGGGGCCCGAGCAGCGGCCACGGCTCAGTCCATGGTCGAGTTCGGCTGGACCAGGATCAAGGCCGACAACGCGGGCCGGGCGTACGTCGGCGAATGCTTCAAGGTAGAGAAGATTCTCAAGTAAGACCGGGTGGCCCCTGAAGGGGCCACCCTTCGACCCCGTAGTGTAATCGGCAGCACGCTCCCCGGGTAGCTCCCGGACCAGGAGAGGTTCAGGTTCAAATCCTGGCGGGGTCACGCAAGTCATGCTAGTGTCATAGACAAGGGGAGAGATGCGCGTGGCAAAGTGTAAGCACGAGTGGAAGTTCTGCTTCTACGTGGGGGCAGTCTGTATCCTGTGCAAGTTCAAGACCAAGGCTCGGTATCAGTGCACGAGGTGCGACACGACCACTACCCGGGACCACTTGTGCCTGGGCCCTCGCTCAAGGGGCATGCGATGAAGAACCCGTTCGTGACCGAGATCGTGGGCCGACCCGAGACCATCGCCAAGATGAGCCTAGAGCGGTGTCGAAAGTGCAAGCCGGAGAAAGGCACGTACTGCTCCAAGCACGCCAAGAACGGGGCTTGGAAGTGAACCGGGAGTTCGACTTGCCCATGGGCGTGCCCCGGGATCCGCGGCCCCCGCACAAGCTTCATTGCCTGGCCGAAGGCTGTCAGTACGTGGCCACGGCCCGGAACGCGGGTACGGCCCTACGCCGGATCCGCAAGCACCGCTCAGACAAGCACCCAGACATGAAAGGCAGGCCCCAGCGATGAGCAAGGACCAGTGGCTGGTGGTAGTCAAACGCGAAGGCCAGAAGGCGATCCCGCGCCGGTTCGAGGACAAGCACAAGGCCTGGGTCAGCTACCAGGCCTTGAAGGGGGCCGCAGGCCCCAAGGTCAAGGTCTCGATCTACGGGCCAGGATTTTAGGCTTGACAGCCCCTTCGGGGGCTGCTAGTCTCTGTACATGAACAAAAACAAGTTCGACGCGGTAGAGGTCATCGGAACCCTGATCGCCTTCCTGGCCGTAGCCGGGGTCATGGCCTGGGCCCTGATCAACCTGTTCAGCTGAGAGAGGGAGTCATGGCCAAAGATAAGTTCGAGGACAACCGGATGAACCCGTCCGGGAAGAAGGACCTGCCCAAGCCCCCGACCAAGGAGACCCTCAAGAAAGAGGGTGACGCGATCGGGAACAACGTCACAGGCAAGGGCAAGAAGTGAGCCACAAGCACGACCGTAACGGGAACATCGAAGAGATTACGATCGTAGTGGGCGATGAATTGGTCACGTACCAACGCCACTTCTGTTCGTGCGGTCAGCAGATGTCTAACCAGATCATACGACGGGAGAAAATGAAATGACCGAGTTGGTGGGCCCGAAGCCCAAGATCGAAGAGCCCCACTTCCCCACCCCGTGGACCTCGGACGGATCCCAGGTCCTGGACGCGAACGGGAACACCCTGTTCAATGTGGACACGCCTTCGTGGGTACACGTCGATCACGAACTGGCCGAGTACCTGGTACGGCTCGTGAACCAGGGCCACGAAGCCCCGAAGGTCAAGTACTACCGGGAGGACTACACCGAGACCGGCCTAGAGCCCACGTACTACCGCGTGGACCCGGACGGAGACCAGTACGCGGCTCATTACAGGCCGTATCAGTGGGTTCAGCAGATCGGGCGGGGTCGGGAAGCACTCGGTCCGGACGAGGACCGGCCGGAGATCACGCTGGCCGAGGTCCCCGAGGAACTCCGATGAGTGTCTGGTACGGGCCCGAGGTCAAGGTCCCGAAGCACCCGACCCCGTGGAGGACTGACAGCAACCGAGTGTACGACGCAAACGGGGTCCTGGTCATCACGATCGAGGGCCGGAGCACGTTTGCAAATCAGGACATTGAACTGGCCCAAATTCTTCGGGACGCGGTCAACGCCAAGGCCCTGACTCCGGTCGAGGTCCCGGACCTGCCCAAGTTCTACCGCAAGAAAAAGGGGGAACGATCCCTGCTAGGGGGTACGGTCAGCCCCGGGCCGCTCATCGCCTCCGTGCACTCATACCACTACTACCGCCAGGTCCCGGGGCAGGAATTAGAGCGCCTCGCAACACGGCACGATCGTTGGATCCAGGCCGCGTGGCCCAGCGTCGAGGCGATGCGGGAGGAGGAGTCCCGTACCGTGGAAGAAATCGACCACGATCATCTCCCCGGCTTAGCCCCGAACACGCCCCCGTTCAAGGACTAGGCGCAGAAAAAGGCCCCACCCAGACTCCAAAAAACGGAGCGAGGGTGGGGCCTTTTCTAGTTCTTACGCTGGGCCGGACCAGGAGTCTTCCAGGTCCTGGGGCGTGGCCGGGGGCAGCTCCTGGTTCCTCGGTCCGAGGATGGTCAGAAGCCCAGCCAGGATCGGGCTCAGGCCGCCCAGAAGGGCGGTCACGGTACCTAGGTCCAGGTGGACATCGAACCCGGCTAGGACCGCGACTACAGCCGCGGGCGTGAGCCCACCGATGAGTGCGAGTAGCCCTTTACTATACTTGCGGATCTTGTTCATGGTTCCTTCCTTACGCTACGGATACGACCGTGATCCAATGCGGGGTCTTGCACGAGTAGCTGTACACGATCCGAGTTGTACCTTGGGGGATGTCGTATTGCCCGGGCTGGTTGATCTCGACCCGAGACGGGTTCACGCCCGCGACCGTGGAGTTACCCCCGCCCGTGCCCCCCTTCGGGCCCCAGTTCAACGGCTTGCCCAGGAACACGGGCTCACCCACGACCGTGCCGATGACGTTGAGCACGGCCTTAGAACCGTCCCAGGGGATCGTGTAGGTCCTGGTGCTAGCGGCCGGGTCCAGGAGTTCTCTGTACATGTTGTCCTCGTCTTCATCGGTGCTCTTGATCGGGACCGGGACCTGGCCCGAGCCACCGTTAGGGGAGTAGTCCGCGTACACATAGTTCAGGTCACACTCAAGGCCGTCTACGTACACGCGCCCGTTGTTGAACTGATAAAGATTAGCAAAGCTAACCAGTTCAGACTGACGCCCGGACTGCCAGAAGGCCGGAACCAAACCGTTAGCCGTGTCCATGGCATTACGGAACCCGTACGCACCGACCCGATCCCGGCCCAGGACCGAGGCCGCACCACTCAGGTACTCGTGCCACGCAGTGGCGTTCAGCGTGGTCTTGTCATTGCAGAAGAACACGACTCCGGTATAGCCCAGGTACTCGGCCCCGGCCTTAGCCCGTTGAGCGTTAGCGACCCCTGCGGCGTAGCCGCCTTCGGGGTCCTGAGTTGTGTTCTGGAATACGAGATAGACCGTGAGCCCGTTCGCGAGATGATCCCGGTACTCGTTCAGATCTGTGTGCTTGGTCCGGAGCCGATTCGGGGCATCGATGTAGCGAATGACCCCGTCGTAACCGTCTCTCCGGATACTGAAGCCGGAGAGCTTGGCCCCTGAATAATCGAGATATCGTCTCATCGTGTCCTCACGAGCAAGAGTAAGTCGGGGCCTGGTCATTGGTGTTGTTCCGGACGCAGTCGTACACGGTCCCGGTTAGAGGATCAGTCCAGGTCCAGCCCGCAGGTGGGGCTCCATCCTGGCCATCGGCCCCGTCTTCACCCGAAGCTCCGGACGGCCCCTCCGGGCCCGCTGGCCCAGGCTCGCCCTGAGCCCCATTCTGACCGTCTGAACCCGAGGCTCCGGGCTCCCCAGCCAGGCCAGGGGTTCCGTTCGTTCCCGGGCTTCCCGCCGACCCAGGAACACCCTGTGTGCCAGGCTCGCCCTTGTTCCCCGTAGCCCCGACTGGGCCCGGAGGGCCCTCGGGCCCAACCGGACCCGTAGGCCCAGCCACAGGCAGGGCCGGGGTATCCTTGATCTCCGAGGCCTTGGTACACGCCGCGCCCAGGGCCTGGGCCGTAGCCCCGCCCTTGGCACAAGCTGCCTGTACCTGGTCCGCCAAGGTCTGGGCCTGGTCGTCCTTCGTCGAAAGCTGGCCCTGGGTATCGGTCACGGCTTGCTGGGACTGGACTTGCAGATATCCGGCCCAGCACAAGGCCAGGATGCCCGCGATGAGAGCGAGCCAGGTCATGCGACGTTTGGACTTGGGGCGGTCCGGGTCCGGGGGGAGGGGAGCAAACTCAGACACGGGGATCACCACTCAGCTTCAGCATATGGGCTTCTTCTTCGGCCCTTCTCCGGGCCGAACGTTCGACTTCCATTTCGGCCCTCATAACCCGGATGTCTTCCCGGAGTCCTTTGATCTCGGTATTGAGCTCGATTAGTTCCTTAGCATGGATCACGTCTTGCCGGTCAAGCTCTGAAGTCAGGGACTTCAGGCGCTCATCGTAAGCCGAGATCAATTCCTTGTATCGTGTCGAGGTCTGTCTGTTCAAGACCCACATCACGATGAGGACCACAAGCGCAATACCGATAGGCCCGAGTTGGCCTAGAGCACCGATTGCAGATTCCACTAGGTGCTCCTAGTCGGGTTAGGCCACTCGCCAGACGGACAGAGTTGCGGGGTAGGACGCGAACAGGGTATTAGCCGCAACCGCGTTGTTGTACCCGTAAGCACAAATCGTGGCCCCGGCCGCCAGGTACCTCACGCAAGACACGCCGTAGGACGGGCCCGCGCTGAAGACCCCGAGGGAATACACGCCCGTGGTTAGGGTCGCAGTAGCATTCCCGATGAAGACCGCAGCAGTTGAGGCCGTAGTGATGTACAGCTCGGCACTCATGGCGTACACGCCCGAGGCAGTAACCGTGTACTGGTTCGTGCCGTTCCAGGTGATCCCGGCCGCCGCTACGGTCGCGGTTGGAAGCGTGAGTTTGTTGTTACCCGTGGCCAAGGACTGAAGCGCGTTAGCGCGTTGCTCTCCGCCTACCGGGGTCGGGGTCACGAGCGCGGCCAAGGTCGCGTCCATGGTCACGATCTTGTTTTCTACGGCCGTGAATCCGGCTTGGCCCAGGGTCGCACCGTTGGGCGAATCAGCCAGGGACTGGTACGGAAACCCGTAGACCGGGGTGGTTCCTGCCATGAGGGCTCCTTAGAAGGGCAGTACAGAAATCCAGGGTGCGGACACGGCTACTTTCGTCCCCCCGGCTGTGAGCGAAAGCTTGTACTTCGGAGTAATCGTAATTACGCCGGGGGTCACCTTCTGGACCCCGATGCCGGTTCCTTGGAAGAATCCGATTGTCTTGCTCATCGGGATATCCACCGCGCTGGCGGTGCCGTACGACGCACACGCGACCGTGCTGCCCAAGAACAGGCCCGGGTCCATCACGAAGTCGCCCGAAATAGCCACGCCCATTTCCAGCCCCGACTTGTCACAGCCACAGAGCATGGTTCCGAACGAGACGAAGAAGTTTTGGTTTGTACCGATTCGGAGCGTGATGGACGGAGACACACCCGCGCCCCCGTTTAGATCCCGCCAGGTGCCCGTGGTCCCGGAGATGTCTCCCCCGACCCCGGTCCCGTACTTGGGGGTAGAGCCGGATGCAATCCCGGGAGCTTGGAGCCTTCCGTGGATTACGTACTGAGTCTGCTTGCGCTGGACCATGACATTGTCGCCAGCCTTGTACGAAGCCCCGACGCCACCTACGATCGACTTCATGTTCGGGATCACGGTCCCGTTTACCTGGACCGTGTTCACGCCCGAGATGTCATCCCAGGTAAGGACCCGGCCCATGTGCCAAGACTGGTCCTCATTGCCGCTCGGGGCGGCCAAGGCCTGGGCCAGGAGCACGTCAATACCGTCTCCGGTCAAGATCATGATCAGCTCCTGTATTGCTTGCGCGTGTCGATACCCATGGCCGCGTCCACGGAAAGGGAGTACGAGATCTTTTCGATGATGTGGGACTCGATCCGGCTTATCTCATCGTACTTGACCGTGACCACGTCCCAGCCTTCTAGGGCCGGGTTCGGGACCACGCCCATGGACACGACGTAGGGCAGGCCCGTGCTCGAACTCAGGATAGACGCAGCCGCAGACTGGCACTGCTTCTCCGTAGTCAGGAACGAAGACGAGAACCGGCGTGAGACCTTGCCAAAGGTCCCGTAGTAGTACGTGGGTGAGGCCGGATCCCCGTCAATCGCGATGCCGTAGACCGGTGGGATATCGTTCGCAGCCTCGCCCGTGGCGATGACCGCGTTGTACACCCCGTCCCGGTTAATGGATCGAGCCATGGACACGAGCACACCGAAGGCCCCGGAGTTGATCACGAATACCGGCGTGGTCGTGTTCGTGGGCGGGGTCTTGACCTGGTACACCCCGTCATAGCGGAAGTACCCGACCTTGGAATAGGACGTCAGAAGGTCGGAGAGGAACTGGACCCGGTCTTCGGACATGACATGCTGGGATTCGAGCAAGGTCCCGTACGCGTCGAAGTCGTAGGCCGTAGTAGCGCCTCCGGGGACTGCGTCCCCTACGACGAAATCAATCACGGCCCCGAGCGAGGACCCGGCCGAAAACACGACAGGTTGCATGTTCTTGGCGTCTCGGACGTAGGCCATTCGATCCGAACCCGAGAGCCGGAGTGTGCCCTTCGGAACCTGGTTCTGTTCGACTGCGTCGATCCGGAAATAGCCTAGGCCCACGAACTCACGGATGCCGTTGGCGTAGACCACGCCTCGTTCCACGTACAGTTCCTGGCCGTAGGGATTCCCGAGCGAAGCGGAGGAATCCGGCCAAGCCAGGGACGAGGTGATGTCCACAGTCCCGTTCACGTCTGCGGTCGTATCGAAGGACACATCCCCGGACCCAATCGGGATCTCATTGGTCGGGGACCCGTCCGCGTTCAAGGGCCCGGGGTTGTTCCCGGTGAAGCCCGGGTTCACGATCCGGGCCCTGAACACGGCCTTGTGCGCGCCCCGTACCGTGTTCAGGAAGGAATCGGATACGGGGCGCATACAAGCTCCTAAGGAACGATTACGACGGAGTTCGAGACCTTGTCAATGAGGTTCGACCAGGACGGGTTCGCGGCGATAACCGCAGTCCACGAAGCGTAGTTCGCGATCACGTCGGACCACACGTACGTAGCCCCGGCCACGGTCGAGCCCGGGGCCGCAACTTCGATTACAGGGATCGTGAACGTGATCGCGGTACTGGTCTTCGCAAGCTGAGTCCGGGTTACGTCCCCGGCCACGAAATACACCGTGGGGATATCATCGGCTGTAGTCCTCGGCTGGAGGAACATGGGCTCGCCCGTGGACAGGCGGTTGTCCATGTCCAAAGCCTCGGCATTGCCGTTGACGATGAGTTCCAACGTGAATTCACGTGAGGACTGAACGTCGGTGATAGCCACGGGCAAGGTCCGGCCGAGGACATCGAATCGTCCAGTCCGGGACTTGCGTGAGATCTCGGAGATTTCCGTGATCGTGACCTTGGAGTTCAAGCCGGGACGGCTCGGGTTCTTGAGCCAAGCCTGATCATCCCGAAGGGATGTCAGGAGCGAGGGTGTGACCGAGGTAGTTTCCTGATTCGTGAATGCCCGGATAGGCATGTCCCAGATCAGGCCCCGAGAGATGGCCGCAGCCCCGCCCGTGATCCCGAACGAAGTCGAGCCCATCGAAATGGGCCCTGTCGTGATCAGCCTGTAGTCAAAGATGATGGCCGCGTCATCGCCCGTAGTCGAGATCCGTTCCCCGCCATGAGCGAAGTTCGGCAGGGCTACGACCGTGCTTGCGGTCCAGTCATCTTGTTTCCAGCCCACGGCCATGGACACAGACTTGGACCCGACTGTGGTCAACGCCGGAACGGCGATGTTCTGGGCCGAACCGTTCAACTGGGAGTTCGTGACCGAGGCCGTCAACGAGACATTGGAGAAAGGCCAGATACCTGCGATCGTGTCCGCGTTCGCTACCCCGCCCGTGAACGCGCACGTGGGCGCGGTATCGCCCGGGACGAAGACCCGGCCGTAGACCCCGACGTTGCCGGAGACCACGATCGGGGTCCAGCCCGCAGGCGTGACCGGGACCCCCGCTCCCGAGTTACGAATGGTCGAGACCAGGATCATCAGGTTCCCGGCCGAGAGCCCGCCCGGGATGGCGGGCGCGACCGAGGCGTTGACCCCGATCGCGTTCGTCCATCCGGGCAGGGCCGCCGGTAAGGCCGAGTCGATAGCCGAGACCCGATACATGTTCGAGATCCCGGCCTGGAACTCGTAATCGTCCAGGGCCCCGGCCCCGGCCGTGAGGGGAGCTAGGCCCCCACCACGGACCGGGACGTAGGTAATGCCGCCGTCTACGGATCGTTCCACGGTTGCGTAATCCGCGTCCGCGTTATAGCCCGAGAAGACGACACGGACCCGGCCGATGTCATCGGCGTATGTCGCGCTTAGCGTCACTGGGTCGCGCCTCCTGTCCCGGCTAGAACTCGCCGCTTGACTCCACGATTACCTTCATCGATCTGAACTTCAATGAATCCCTTGAGCATTTCTTCACGCGTGGCCACGTTCACGATGATCGGGGCCTGAGCAATCGATGCCGAGGATTCGATCGAGGAGTTAAGGTTCGCTTTCATCTGAGCGTCCAAACCCATGACCGGATTCCCGAAGGTATCCGAGAGCTGATTCGCCATCCCGTCCACGAGACTGAGGACCGGCTTAAACCCGTCCTCAAGCCCTGCCTTAAGGCCTGCCATGATGCCCAGGCCTGCTGGGATCAGGAGCTTCTTATCGTACGGGAGCGGGCCCTTGAGCTGGCGAATCTTGTCCGCGATGCCAGAGACGAAGTCGAACACGCCTTGAGCTGCGGCCTTGATTCCCCGGCCGAGGCCTTCGATGATGGCCTTACCGGCCCCAAGGAGAAGGTTGCCCAGGTTCCCGAGCCCGTCCATGATCCGGCCCGGAATCGACTTGACAAAGTCGACCACGGCCCCGGCCCCGTCCCGAACCGCTTGTACGGCTCGATTCCAGGCATCCCGGAAGAAGCCCCCGATCGAGGACAGGAGCGAGTTGATCGCGGACATAATGCGTTCAGGCAAGCCCTTGGCCCAGTTGATCAATTCCACGATCTTCTGAGCCGTGATTTGAATGGACTTGTCCCACAGGTCATGAAAGAAGGTCCCGATCGTGTCGAGCAAGGACACGATCGCGTCGTAGATCTTGCCCGGAAGTTCCTTGAAGAACGTGACCACGTTCCCGATCCAGATTGGGAGGTTGGTCTTAAGGAAGTCGAAGGCTGCGACGAACGCTTGGCCGATCAATTCCCCGAGCTTGAACAGCAACTCGAAGATCTGGAACGGCAAGGCGATGAACTCGGCAATGATCCATTCCAGGCCCTGAACCACGGCGGTCAGGCCAGCCTTAAGCGCAGTCAGAAGTGCATTCCCGATGATACCCGGGAGCGAGGCCAGGAAGGACCCGATCTTACCCGGCAGGCCCTTGAAGAATTCCAAGATAGCCGACCCGGCTTCTGCGATCTTGCTTCCGATCTTGGAAAAGAACTCGCCGATCGTAGAGAAGAAGGCCCCGATCTTATCGCCGATCGAGCTCGCATTCTTGCCCAGGTTCTTGAACCAGTCAATCACGGCCACGATAGCGTCGATCACTGCCGTGATCGCCTTGACCACAAGCGTGATCAAGACCCCGGCAAACTTCACGATCGGGACCACGATAGCCACGATCAGGGAAATCAGCGGGGGCAGGATCGTGGCAATCAGCCCGGCCAGAAGCCCGATGATCGGAGCCAGGGCCACGATCAGTTCTCCGAACGCCTTGATCACGTCCGAGATAACCGGGGCCAGTTGCTTGATCAGATCCACGATTACGGGCAGGATCGCATCGATCAGGGTCTTGGCAGGACCAGCCAGCGCTTGCATGACCGTGACCAGGCCGTCGCCGATGATTCCGGCCAGTTGTGTGATCACGGGGATAAGCGCGTCGAAGAGCTGGCCCAGGACCGGGAGGATGGCCTCGATGATCGGGGTGATGCCCTTGACGAAGGCGTCGAACACCTTGTTCAGGATGGGCATGATCGCCGTGGCCAAACGCTGGATCACGGACCCGATCATTTGCAGGATCGGTGTGAGCTGGCCAGAGGCCGCCAAGGCTCCAAGCAATCCCGCGACCAAGAGGATGATCGGGTTCGCCCGGATCAGCGTAAACAGCGGGCCGATGATCGAGCCCAGGATAGAGAACAAGGGCCCGAGCTTGCCCACGACCAGAGCCACAGCCCCGAACGCGACCAGGAGTGGCCCGAAGGTGTCGGCGTGGTCTGCGACGAAGTTAAAGAACCGGGTCAGGGTTGGGAGCGCGGCTGTGATTGCGGGCCCGATGGTGCCTGCGATGCTCTGTCCGAGGGCGGAGAAGGCCCGTCCCAGGGCTTCAAGCGCAGCCCGGCCCGCACCATCAGACAAGGCCCTGTTGATGGCCGTGAGGACAGGCAGGAGACCGGAACCGAGGTTACCCGCGCCAGCGGACAAGCCGGAGAACAGGGCCGCGAAGATGCCCACGACCTGAGTCACGATCTGGCCCAGTGTGCGGAACGCGTCCAGGGCCCCCTGGATCCAGCCCTGGATCTTGACGATGCCCTCGGCCGAACCCGTGAACTCGGCTACACGCTGAGCAGCGGAGGCGAAGCCGGAGGTAAGCGAGATCAAGAATGGGCCCGCGATATTCGCCACGTTGATAAACGCTTGCCCGATCGGGGCCAGGGCCGCGCCGATGTTCTGGATCACACGCGCAGACGTGACCAAGATCTGATTCAGCTTGGACACGTTTTCCGTGGACTTCAACATGATCGTGAATCGAGTCGCGACCCCGCCCACAGCCGTGGCCACACCCTGCAAGCCCTTGGTCAAGGCAGGCAGAATGGTCTTCAGGTTGTTCATGGCTGGCAACAGGGACTGTTCGAGCGACTTGCTGACCGCAGCCTTGAGCCGGTCAATCGTGGGGGTCAGGGTCGCGAACGCACGCTTTGCGCCTTCGGCTCCAAGCTTCACGGCTGCGAACCCTGCCACGACCACGGCCAGGGCCCCCGGGATCAGGAGCGCGGCCCCAGCCGCCTGGACCAGCAAAGGACCAAGCGACTGGGCCACGGCCGTGATGGCGACGAAGGCCAAAGAGATAGCGGCGATCTTGGCGGAACCCGCGCCCAACTGGGCCAGGCCCTCGGCTACAGACTTGAGCGAGTTCTTGTCCAGCTCGACCTTTTTCTTGATAGTCTCGCCGGACTCCTTACGAACAAACTCTTCGATCTGAGCCTTGGCCTTGGTGATGTTGGCCACGACGTTGACCTCGACTTCGGCCTTGATCGCCTTCAGGCCTGCGGTCAGTTCCTTCCGAAAGGAAGTCAGGTCGGGCTTGATCCTGACCGAAGCAACCCCAATGATCGCCACTGCCTACTCCTTACTGTTGAGCTAGAAGTGCCCGTGCTATACCGGTTGCGCTACTGCCCCCGGAATTGCTGGGCTTCGAGCCCCGTGGACCAGGAATAGGTTTAGGTTGCTGAACTCGCTTAGAGGAGTTGACCTGTTGCAAGACGTAAGTCTGGTGAGAAGTCGTATTGACTAGACCCAGGAGTAAATCCTCGATCGCGCTCCACCCGAACAAGAGGCGAGCCTTGTCCACATCACCCTTGGTCTCCATACACGCGTGTAAGGCCGAACCCTTGGGCATCCACTGGACAAGGTCCAAGACCTCGATCGCGGATCTTTCCGTGACCACGTCTTCAAGCCGGAGGCCGTACTCTCGTTGAAAGTCCGCCGTAAGCGGGCTCTCGAACTCTTCCAGGAGTTCGAGCAGGGTCCTAGCTTTTGGTGGCGTCCTCACTCAGGGAACCGGCGTACTCCTCGAACACGAGCACGATCACGGCCAGGGCCTCAGCTTCGAGCTTTTCCGCTACGCGGGCCTTGTCCGAAGACACACCTGCGATGAGGGAGATAAGCTCTGCCCGAGTAGCTTCCAAGTCATCGTTCTCGTCATCGTCCTTCAGTCGCTTCTGCGAAGCGCTGAACAGCTGAAGCTCTTCCTTGTCCAGGAACATGATGTTCTTGAGCACGGCCGGGCTCTGGCCATCTTCGAGGTCCAGGTCATAAGACGGGTACTTGTCAGCGGCCTTGGTACGAAGAGCGGAAAGGGCGGACATGTGGTCTCCTAAAGTTGAACGTGGGCACCGCTGATTAAAGGTTCAGGGGTCAACCTTGAGTAGGGGTGGGGCCCACGACTCCCCGTGCCGGACGCAGAATCCGATTGCCCGATGATTAGCTCAGCGCGAGCAGGGTGGGCGAAAGCCACCGGTACCGCAGGGCCGCACCCGCTGCGGTCGTGACCGTGTTCGAGTCCAGGAACCCAGCGTGGAGCGGGAGCCGGATAGCGTCCTCGATCGAGGCCGTGTCAATGTTGTCCCGGCCCGACCATGCGACCCGAGGCGCGTACAGAGCCACGCGCTTGGTTCCGTCTTCCCAGACCACGAGCACGGCCGTTTCCGTGGTCAGGCCGTCAGTGCCGGTACCAACTTCGAAGATGCCCGCGACAAGGCCGCCGGTTGTGCCCGTGTACAGGGACAGGGGCCCACGCGTGAACTGGGTAACGTCCACATCGAAGCCCGTGTCTACAGGCTCGACCACGGAACGGATAGCCCGCTTCGTGATAGAGCCCTTGGTCGTGACATCGCCACCATCACGGGTGAAGACCACGTTACCGTCTGCGGTCTCGTCCGCGATGTGGCCGAGGATGGTCCAGTTACCGGCCGGGGTGTCCAGACCAGCCAGGGTGTTGACCGGGGCTGGCTCGTCTACCGGGGCAGTATAGCAGACGGTTCGATTTAAAAGAAAATACCCAGCGTCATTAAGAGCCACTGTGAGTCACATCCTTAGCTAGTGCGCCCGGCCTATACCGGAGCAAGATTTCCTCTGCCCAATCGCAGAGATCTTCGGGTCTTTGCCCGAATGGCTGGGACACTACCCACAACTCCAGGTTCTCGGGTCGATTATCATCCCGGACACCATTCTTGTGATGAACATTTTCTCCTGGCCTCAGTTCTCGACCCAGGGTCTCTGCCATCACGATTCGGTGTTCTTTCTGAATTTTCCCGTCTACCGAAACTTCTCGGTACCCTCGGAAATCTGTCCACCCAGTACCTACCCTAACCGGGTGATCTTCTCGATTGGTGTCGACACTGCGGTAATGAGCTCGGCAGAGGCCCCGTGCGTAAACCGAGGACCCACATTTAGAACAAGGCTTACTCGGATAGATACCCGCTTCGCGGGCTTTCCGGTAATGTACTTGACAAAGTCCCGGGCTGCCCTGACTTTACCGCATTCGTAAATTACGCAGAGTTTCATAGCCAGTGGTCCGATGTGGCTAAAATCAGATCAAGCTGTAGTACGGTGCGACCTGTGCCACTAGGCAGACCATTGATATCCACCCGTGCTGGGCGAAGCGTGGTTATGACCCGGTGAATTCCCCCAGTCGAGTACTTGACCCCCTGCTTAGACTGCAAATCACGCAGGATATCATAAGCGATTCGACGCGAAGCGGAGAACCCGTTCACAGAGTAGACCACGATCTTGATTCCGGGCCGGTCCGAGTACGCGATATGAGGGATAGACCCAGTGACCTCTTCGATGAAGACGTAACCCGGAGCCGAAAGAGCCCGGGATTCGAACTGATCCTTGTTCGCGTCGTAGCCGAGGTCCGTGAGGATTTCGTGGACCAGATCTACCGGGTCCTGGAGATCGCCCATTACCCACCCCCGAGCGCGTCACGAAGAACGTGCAAGCCGTCTACGTATCGATCCCCGACGAAGTGGCCTTCTTCCACGGACATAGCCGCAGGCCCTTCGAGGTTCACGAAATGGTCTACCTGGCCCTTGGTCTGCGTGATCCGGTGTTCGCCGGTCTTCCGGTGCCGATCGAGCAAAGCCCGAGCCCGAATCATAACCGGGTACGCGTGATCGCCCAAGATCCCTTCGACTTCATCGGAGTGGGCGATGGTCCGTTCCATGGTCTTGTTAAGCCGGATGTCTTCCACGCTTACCAGAGCCCCTCTTCGTCGAAGCAATCGTCCGAGGACGAGAACCACGGCCCGTACCAGCCCTCTTCCGAGGCAGGCTTGAGGATCGACTCGGGCACGATCTTGACAGAGCCCGTCAGGGGCAGGCCCAAGGTCCGACGCTCGGATCGGCGGAGGTACACCGCGCCTTGGGTGTTCGGGGCCGAACTGAATCCCGCACCTTCCTCGGCCGGGACCACGGTCGTGAGCCCATCCGGGAGCCGGGCCGCACGCAAGACTGCGGCGCAAGACACGGACTTCACAGCCGGGATCCAATCCGCGTCGGTGAGCCGGTCCGGGGAGTAGCGCTGGATCTCGACTTCGAGGTCTTCGAGCATGGCCGTAACCCGGATCCGCTCAAGCGGGGTCAAGGGACGGCCGAGTCGAGCCTGTACATCGTCCGCGTCTGCGACCGTCACTGTTCCCTCACCAACTTCCGGATCTCGTTCACAAACTGGGATAGTTCTTGCTCGGTCTGAGTCACGAGCTGAGCGGCCCGGAGGGCCGCCTTGGCCGAATGCTCTTCGTACGCGCCTCGGTCCGTCAGAAGCAGGCTCAGGACCCGCTCATAGCCTTCGGTATCTTCCCGGTCCACGAAGATCCCGGCAAAGCCCAGACACTCGACAAGCCCCGGAGTCGGGTGCGCGATCACGGGGATACCGGACACGCAAGCTTCTGCGGCGACCATGCCGAACGACTCATAGCCCGAAGGCATGAGCACGACCTTGGTCCGGGCCCAGACTTCACGCATGTCCTGAGTCACGGGATGAATCTCGATATTGGCGTATCGGTCCAAGGTCAGGTCTTGGGGCCCATGAGTGCCGATCACGGCCAGGAACGGGGTCTCAGCCATTCTCGCCGCTACGCGCTCGAAGGTTCCGACCCCTTTATTCTCCTGGAGATTAACCATGGTCACGGACTCGCCCGTATCCGGCACGAAGTGACGGTCATATTCCAAGGGCGGGTGAACGACTAGGCCGATGCCACACAAAGCTTCCTTGACCCATTCCGTGTTGTACACGTTCAGGTCTGCGTCCAGGTCGTTGATATCCTGGATCTCGTACCGGTCATTGTGGTAGACCGCGACCACGGCACAGCCCGGGTGTTGTTCCGCGAACGAACGCGATACCCGAGAACCGGGGCCATGATGGGTAATGATCACGTCCGGGACGAAGTCCGTGACGAAGCCCCGGGTCACCTTAGTGCCTTCGTACCAATACGGGCTCGCGGTACCAACCACGTCTCCGGCCCCGAAGGACAGGACCTCGACTTCGAATTCGTCTCGGGGTAGTGCGTCTAGCATGTGCTGGACCATGCGCTCTGATCCAGCCGCAAGGGCCGGGAACCAGCCATGAACAATGGCCAGAACCCGGACCTTGCGATCTACGATCTTGGCTACCGGGGCCCGAGGCACAGGGGCATTCAATGACGCACCCTGTGCCAGGAACCGGCGCACAAGCTCGGGAGAATCCCCGATCACGCTTCCGGAAGAAAACCGAATGTCAGTCACAGGATTACCTTCCGGGGTGGGAATTAGCTCGCGACCGCAGTACCGGCCAGAACCTTGACGAACGCGGCCAGGTCGGCGACCTGGATACCGAGCAGAGCCTCTGCGCGGAACAGGATCAGGTTCTCCTGGAGAGCGGAGTGCACGGTACCGTCGTTGTCCGTGTAGGTGCCCTCGGTCGAGACCTTGTAATCGATCCCGCCAACGGTGCCCCACACGAGACGACTCCAATCGCCCATGTAGCCGACAACGGCCGTGGCAAGCGAGTCATCGTCCGTGGTAAGCTGCTCGACGAACTGAGCCGGACGACCGATCAGGCGACCCTGACGAAGCGAACCGTTGGTGTCCGGGCCGACAGGAACGTCAACCCAGGTCGGACGGCCCGTGGTGTCAACCGACGCGTTCAGGGTCGGTTCCACAACCGCGTCCAGAACGGTACCGGTCAGGCGCTTGTGAGCCGCAACGAGCTGCTTGAGGCCGTTGTTGAAGTCGGTCCAGACACCGCCAGCAGAAGCCGCAGCGGTACCCAGGGTGATGGTCTTGGTCACGTCCGAGAGATTGGACTGACCACTGACACCCGCGCCCGTGGTAGCCAGGTCATCGAACGCACGCGCGTACGACTCCGGGATCCGCTGCTGGATCATGGCGATTGCGCCATCCGGGTCCGCGTCGTACAGACGCTTCGGGACCGGAACCACAACGGCCCACTCACGAACCGCGATCTCACCCTTGGTCGTGGTCGGGTTCGCGACGGGCTTCTTACCGCCCTCGGAACCGACGAAGCCACCGGTGATGTCGGACAGGTTCAGGTAGCGACCGCCCGCGTAGCCGAATCGGACCTGAGTACCGAGACGCTGTACGAAGGAATACTTCCGGGAATCCGAAAGGTCGATATTGGTGGTAGTCGGGTCAATGAAGAAATCACCGGTATTGATAAGTGCCGGGTCCGGAGTAGCCACGGTGGGCTCCTTTTCTATTCAGGGGTAGAAACGTGTTCGGGCTTCTAGCCCTGATTAGAGACCCGCCCTCTTAAAGGCGGCAGTGATGGGGTCCACCGTGGGCGCGGCCGGGGGTGCCCCGCCAGCGGCGGGGTCTACCGGGATCGAAGGCTTGCCCGAGACCGTAGGCGCGATCTTGGCCGCGTCCGCAATCAGCTCTTCCAGAGTCGAACCCTTGAGCCGGTCTCCCCACTCGTCCGGGTCGAGCTTGTGCTTGGCCGCAGCGGAGACCCGGTTGTACGAGTCCTGAAGCTTGGCGTTGTCCGCCAGAAACTTCTCATGCTCGCCCTGAAGCTTGGCGAAGCCGTCTAGCTTCGTATTCGCCTCTGCGATCAGGTTCCCGGCTTCCGTGTACTTGGTCGAGAGGTCGTTCTTCTCAGTCCGGAACCGGGCGTTCTCGGCGCGAAGATCCCGGATGTACTTCTGGGTCTCCGCGTCAAGGTGTTCAATGGAATCGGTCATGGGGATTCAATCTCCAAGGCTTTGAGTACGTCCCGGTTACGGGCGAGTTGGGCATCTCGGTTAGTCCGGGCCGAAGCCGAGGACGGGTTCAGTTTTTCCAGAACGGAGATCGCGGTTTTAGCCTGGGACACAGCCTGAGCCTGTGACGACTTCGTCGCCTTTTCGGCATTGGCCTTGACCCGGCCGGGCTTCGAGTCAGGGAACTGCTCACCCAGGGCCTTCAGGATCTCGGTCGCATTCCCGCTCTTGGCGGACTCTACTGCGGCCTTGTACCTTTCAAGCGCGACCTTCGTGTGGTCCGAACCCGGGTACTCATTCGAGCCCCGAGGAACAAAGATCAGTTCGCAGGTATCGCCGTTGTGCAAGGTCTGAGCCGCAGTCCCGACCGAGATGTAAACCGCGCCCCGGGAATTGAGCAGGGTACAGAACGGGCACGTGGGTGGTTCGAAGTCGACCCGGGCTATGCGCCCGATCCGGTCATCGTTCTTGGCCACGTCGTAGCGCTGCCCCCATTCCGCGTCCCGGGCCCAGTTGTCCGCGTTCATCCCGAGGGCCTCGACCGTGTCCTGATCGATGACTTCCTTGTCCTCGGTAACGCGGACCACGGTGCCGGTCCAGGCCTTTTCCGTGAACCGGCCAAGCTCTATCTTCGGAACGAGATCTTCTCCGCCCACAAACTCGGAATAGTCCCGATACGCGATGTTCTGAGCCAAGCCCCGAGTAGCTGCGATGAGAGGGAACGTGGCCTTGCTGACCCGGCCCAGCATTTCATCGGATACCTTGGCCCCGTAGAACGGGATCAAGGCCCTAATCAGGGCCGTGACCATGTTCGAGTAAAGTCGCTCCTGGGCCTTCCTGAGACCCCGATTGTTCATGCCGCTACCGGAGGCGAAGCCGGAGGAGCGGTGTCCGGGGGTTGGGTCAGGAGACTGACGATAGCCTGATTCTCAAGCTGTTCCTTGGCCTTATCAATATCCGGCTGAGCATCGCCCAGCATGCGACGAAGCTCTTCCCAGGTGTACAGCGGGATCTCTTTCCCGTCCTGAGCTACCCGGACCGTAGCGAGCTTGAGGACTGAATCCGCAAGCGCGGCCAGGTTAGGCAGGGCTGGGTTCATCCACCGGATCAGGATCTTCAGGTCCCCGAATCCATTCCGACGAAGCAGGTCCTCATAGAGGCCCTTCCAGGCGGGCTGGAATCCTCGGGTGAGCTGTTCGGACCGGCGCACAAGCCTTGCATCGTCCTGGCGCTGACCATCGCCCGAAGCCGGGTTCGCGTCCGAAGCCACACCGAAGACAGACTGAGGCACGCCCAAGATCGCAGCGGTCTGACGCGTGACCGCGTTCCCGGCCGTAGCGAAGTTCTGAAGCTGAGCAGCCGTGAACTCAGAAATCTTCGAAAGTGGATCCGACATGGTCAGGAGACGAGCCATATAGATTTGCTCGCCGGTCTGCTTGATCGGGTCGCCCGTGTCTGGGTCCAGCTGGATCGAGCCGTCTGGGTTGACCTGATTGAAGTCGTCCTCTTCGATCCCGTGCATGACCCTCTGCGGGGCCGCCATCGTGCCCGAGGCGTAGGACATGTCCGTGGCGATACGACAACCCGAATCCTGAAGCGAGAACGCGTCCTTGGCTTCTGGACGCCCGTACGTGGTATCGGCTTCGGCCCGACAGATCAGGGGGTAGACTGCGATCTTGTTGTCGGGGTTCGGGGCCGGATTCTGAGGAACATCGGGGTCCATGACCCAGCCGAGGCCGGAGGCCACGAGGTACACGGTCCGGGCTGGCGTGTAGTACGCGCGCTTGTCCCCACGCGGGCCCCAGACTCGCAGCGCTTCAACTACTTCACCCGTGTACGGGTCCGTGCGGTGGACCATGTGTGGGGCCGTGACAAGCTGCGTGACCGGGAGCCCGTCTGCGCGAAGAGACCCTGTCGGGATCAAGTACGCGCGCCCGTATTCCATCGCGGACATGTGCGCCTGATTGACGAAGTCGGCCCCGCCATTCGCTTCCAGCGTAAGGGCGAGGAACTCGTCTGCGTCTTTGTTCTCGGGCGTGGTCTTGATCGAGTCGAGTTCGATTCGCTCGGACAAGACCTGGCAGGCAAGACGACAGTACGCCACGGAAGTGAAGTACTGGTCTCGGGACTCAGGCGGGATCATGAGCGAAGTGTTACGAGCCGTACGCTTGGCACGGTGATAGACTCGGTACTCGTGACACTTCTGCTTGTTCCGGGCCTGAATCTTTTCCAGTTGGAAAAAAGTCATGCTAACCCCTTACCAGGCGTACGCGACCCCGCGTCGGGGCTTTTCTTGGATGTTGGCGGCATCTAGCTTAGCCTTCATCAGATATGCCATGAGACAGGCCGCTACAATGTCGACCCTTCTAACCGAATTCTTCGTAACCTTGCGGAACGAGATCCCGTACGTGTTCTCGGCCTTCTTCGCGTTCAGCCAGTGAGCGCGCATCATCTGAGAACCGGTGAACAGGACCTTGCCGGATTCAATCTCCCCAATGAGGGACTCGAACCCGAGAGTCAGGTCGCGCCTGGCCGAACGGTTATCCCGGATCAAGGGGCCCGTAGTCGAAGCCGCAACCTTCATCTTATCGCCGTACTTGGCGTTCCAAGACATGATCCAAGATTCGAATGGGTGGAGGTCACACCCTGCCGCCCAAACCTTGTACTTGTCCATGGCAACGTGGAACGCGTCGTCTACGGCTTCTTCATTTACACGCCATTCCGCTTCTAGCGGGTCCGGCTCTTGATAGTGGAGCAGGTGAAATGAGCTATCTTCAAGCCTTAATGCCACGAGCGCGGTACCGTCCCCAGATAAAGACCCATCGAATCCGAGCGCGACCTTGTCTCCCGCTTCCAGCGGTCTAACGCCCAAGGCTTGCCTGTCGTAAACGTGGGCCTGGATTACCGAGTCCTCCTCGGCTGTAACCTGGTTTAGGTGTTCGCGCCGGAACACGGCGACTGAGCCTTGCGGTTTCTTGGCCGTGCGTACCAGACGCTCGACTGGAAGCCACGTGGCGTCGCCTGCGGCTTGTCTAATCGCCATTCGGAGTTCATCGTCTTTTGCAAGATCGAGTCTCGGATCAGCTTCGAGGTTGTCGAACAGGATGTGGCTGAATCCCCAGGCCTGGACTTGCTTGGACCAGTCTTGGGTTACTTCTTCGGCGACGGACTCTTCTCCGGGGACATACGCGTTCGACAGGTCCAGCCTGCGAGCACGGCCTCCCGGGTTCTTGTCTAGGTTACCGTTGATACGGATAATCGAAGCGTGACCTTGATTGGACGCGACCAGTTCCGAAGTCTCGTCTACGCCTACCCAGGTCGGACGCGCGCCTCGGAGAGCGCGCGGGTTATTCGGGATGATCTCGAACCGGCCTCGGTTAGCGCCGGTCTTCACGATCATTTCCTTGCCGATCTCCAAGCCGTATTCCTGGATCGAAGCCAGGGAAAAGGAGTTGGCCAGGATATCGAAGATCGGTCGAGTCTGGGCTGTGGACGTGGCCATGATCTGACACCACGGGGCGGGCTCGGGAACGGCGATCGGATACCCGTCTTCGTCCCAGCCCCCGAACCGACAAGGCCCACAGAACTCGATAGCGCCGATGATAGCCGCGAGTGGGGACTTCGCCGTACCCCTAGCACGGCGAAGATAACCCTGTGAATAGACCCAGTCCCCGTCTTCGTCGATCTGGTACCAATTCTGGATAAAATGTTCGTGCTCGGGGAGCGGGACCCAGGGTTCGCCCGTGACCGCGTGTACCAGATGAGTCATGGCCCAGATGATGGCCGCGTCTCCGAGTGTATTCCTCGGGCCCGGCTGGTCCGGTCGAGTTCTGATCGGTGCGAACTCTGTCACCGGGCCTCCTGGGCTCTATGCGGATTCCCGACGCTTCCGGAATTCCGCGATGTTGTTCTCGGCCGTAGGATTGACCTCGGCTGGTTTACGCGTGATCTCGATATTGGCCCTGCGTCGGTCAGCCTCATTGAACAAGGCCGCGCGCATCATCGAATCGGCAGCGCCGATCTTCATGGCCGCGCCCGAGACGAAGGACTCGTGAATGGCCTGGCACGTCATCCACCCGTAGACCAGGTCCGTTTCCGTGTACCACTGGCTCGCGGGGGAGCTGAGAACCGATTCCCAGGCGAATACCGCGATCGGGGACCAACTCGGGTCCGCTTCCGGGATTCGGAGTTCGCCTTCTACCTCGATCTTGTCCACGTTTTGGGGGTTGCCCTGGGCTGTGTGCGGGCGACCCATCTTCTCGTCGGATCGTTTCTTTGGCATTACCAAGAGTTCTACTCCTTTACAGGCGGGCCTGATCCGAACGGGTGGGGTTCCTCGGGCAGACTTAGGCGTTTCTGGCGTCTGGCGTAGCCTCTGCGCCACTCAGCCTCGGACTTGGTCTTGTGACACGGTGCGCAGATGGCCGCAGCGTTAGACGCGTGATGAGCGCCGTTCTCAGCCTGAGGTATGACGTGGTCGACTTGTGAGGCCTTGCCCCCGCATCGGTAGCACTTGAATCTGTCCCTGCGCAGGATCGATCGGCGTTCCGCCGCTGTGAATTCTTGCCGAGTCGTGTTCCGGGGCCGGTCCCAGCCCGAGGGCTTACTCATCGGGGCCCGGGACTATCTGATCCGGGTGAATCGTTTCTAAGGATCCGTCCCGCCACTCGACTCGGGGGCACAGAACCAGTTCGAAGCCTTGCACGGTAGCCGGGTAGACGATTCCGTCCCCGATCCAAACCTTATCCCCGATTTTCATAAGTGCTCACCGTGTTTCGCTCGTAGGATCTTCAGGTTCCGAGGAACAGACTCGGTCCTGTCCTCTGGCGGGTGCCAAAGACTCCACACCGTGCCACACTCACGCTCAAACTGGTGACGAATCCCGAAATCTACATCTTCCATGGACCAACCGATGAAGGCCTCATCGAATCCCCCGAGCGTGGCCCAGGTGTCCCGATGAATAACTAGTACACCCGAGCAGGCACCCTCGTAGGCTCCGCCGCTCAATTCGCCCGTGGCGAAGTACTGGCGGGTACCCGGCTCGTCCATGAGGATGTACTTGTCGTACGGGAGCCGGGACTTACGATCGTCCCGAGTCTTCTCGATAGCCGAGAACAAGGGTAGAATCTGACACAGGGTGTCCGCATCATTGATCACGGCCACTTCGTGCCCGTCCTCAAAAGCCGCAGTCACAGCCTTGTTGATAGCCTGACTACGGGAGAAGACCGGGCCGTCTGAGTCAGCGGTGTATAGCTCGAAGCGCGTCGTGTCCCAGTAGTGATTCCGGACTACCTCGAACAGGGGTTGACGGGCGGCCGAAGGACGCCATGGGATACAAATTGCGACCATGTCAGTACCCATAGCCTTTCCGGGCCCCGTCGTGAGTCACGTACTCTTCACCATTACCCCAGTACGCGCACACGGTATCGGGTTCAGTCGCGAACAAGGCCTGTCCGAACCGATACTCCGACCCATCCCCGATCGGCCAAGGGTGGTCCTCAACCCAATCCCCACCCCGGAACAGGTTCGGATTCGTGGACCAGGTCGCACGATGAACCAGGAGGCGATTCATCAGGACTCCGGCCTCATCCACCCCGTGACCCATCTGCTGAAGGGCCGGGATCAAGCCCCCGGCCGCAACCTCGTTCCCGAACCACGCCTGCCGCAAAAGCACGAGCTGAGCGATCCCGAGATCAAAGTCCAGAACCTCGATCATGTCCGCGAGATCAACCTCTCGGTTGAATACGAAGTCATCCTCTACCATGAACACGTGGTCGTACGACCGAGCTAGCTCCCAGATCTTGAGCATGGCCGCGTTGTACCCGAGGGCATGTTCCCCGACCGAGACCAGAGGGTATGCGAACTGGTCCGTAACCCAGGACCGGTACTCATAGTCACCCGAGTCGTCTACGATCTTGATCGTGGCCTCAGGTGAGACCCAGACGCTCTCCTCGAATGAGGCCACCGCCTTGGGCAAGCACTCACGCCGACCATTGGTCAGGAACACGACTAGGGTTGACACGAGATGCCTCCTGGGCTAGGATGAAGATCCGGGTGTAACGGCCTTGGGCTTCGGCTCAGCCCCGGTTAGCGCAGGCCTACTGCTTGCAATAAATTCGTGGTCAACCCGTCGACGAATCGACGTGGGACCCCGGCTTCGATCAGAAGTCGGTGTAAAGTCGTGTACGGATGCGGGCTGGTCGCGTATTTGGCGTAGCCAGGTCCAGTCGTCCAATACTCGAACAAGGCTGAGCCGGGTCCGAATGGCAGAGTCGATCCGCCAGTACCGATCGCTGCCATTCGTCCTCCCGTGGACATGCCTGCGCCCCGGCCCAAGCGGTTAGCCTGAGTCGGGGCGGGCTTCCAGATGGTCTAGTCTTCCTCAGTCAGGCCCAGAGTCTCGGCCGCTGCCTTAAGTTGTGTCTGAAGGTCGTCCCACTCTTCCAGGGCTCGGGCCAGGGCCTTACGCTCAGCTTCGAGCGGGTTCTTGGACCCGGCCTCGGCCACGGTCCCGTTCAGGGTGAGGGTCATGACCCGGCATCGGTACCCGAGCCCGTCCACAACCGCTTCCGTGACCAGAACGAACTCCCCTTCGGTCCGTTCGAAGAAATCTGCCAGGATCAAGTGCTGGGCACTGTCTTCAAGATCCATCTCTGCACTCATCTTGGTCCTCCTCCACGAACACGATCTCACCGGGGTAAAACTCTTGGTCATAGTCTGACCACAGAACGTGGCAGTAGATCGCGTGGTGATCAAACTCTGACCGGGTCCCCGTCCACAGGAACGTGATCCGAGCCCCGTCCCTGCGACAATGAACCTTCAGGGTCCGGGTCATTCTCGGCATCGGCCCCGCAACCAAAAATGCAGCCTGGGCATCCATGGCAATCACCACCGTTCATCCTACTCAACACCCTTCATCACGGCCCAGTACGCGAACACAGCGATGAAAAACAGGATCCATATCCAGGTCATGGGATGTCCTCGATCGGGTTTCCGTCCCAGCCGATCCCCGTGGCCAGTTCCATCTCCAAGACCTCAAGCTCGCGGAGAGCCTCAGCGGCGGTCAGGGGCCCGTAGATCGTGAGTAGTTCCTTGATCGAGTCAAGGGACAGGCACGGGGTCCCGTCCTCCATCCGAGACCACCGGATGGTCCAGACCGGGCCGTTCACTTGAACCTGCCCAGGTTGTGGAGCCAGGTGCACGGGGCCTTGGCCTGCCGAAGTGAGTTCCGGGCGATGGATCGAGCTGTGTTCGAGCGTCCGAGAACAGCGAACACCAGGGCCGTGATGAGCCCGTAGCCTGCGATCGCCAGAGCGATCGGGTACACGAACATGGCCAAGATCGGGTACAGGAAGACCCAGTAAGCGAGCTGGAACCCGGCCCCGGTCATCTTGACCATGTCCCCGGCTACACGGTGAGCGTCTACGTAGACTCGCATCACTTGACCTCGTCATTCGGATTCGTGTGGCCGAGGCTGAACGGGATCGTGTAGGTCATCGTCCCGGTGGAATCCACAGCCTCGGGCTGGTAGCCGGGGGCCAGGTCGGAACCGAAGGTCAGGAGCAGGGCCATGGCCAGTCCGGCCAGGGGGCCTGCGATGAGGAGGACGAGGATCCTCGTGGAGGACTTGAACGGGTTCTTGGTCTTGTTCATGCCGAGGACTCTACGGCTTCGCCTGCGAGTCTGTCAAGCCCGGAGAATGGCCTCATTCGGGGGAGCTTCGCGCCAACGCCCGTCCATGCCCTGGATCAAGCCCTTCGTGGCCGGATCCACGCACTCGAAGTTGACCCTGTGCCGATCGAAGTTCCGGACCGTAGAGAAGGTCTCGTGGCAGGCCCCGCAATGAGAGACGGCCGTGTTCTGGGGCAGCGTGGGGCACTCAGACGTACACATGGACCCTCCTGGGGTCTAGATACCGGATACAGGGGTTCAGGCCGTTCTAGGGGCTTTGGTCTAGGCGGGGATGGCCATAGCCGAGTGTGAGGCCCGGTTACAGCCTGTGGCTTTTGAACGGAGCATGCACCTGAGAGGC